GTACTCTATCTTTTGTATCTAGTGTTAAATTCGCTTTTTCGAATCCAACATCATCTATTGTTTTTCCGAATGGATACGGCAGAGTGTAATATTCGCTCATATATTATACAATCGGCTTACTTAAGACTGATCTTAATCCTGATTCTAGTGTGCTTATCATACTTGGATTTAAAATTTTGATTTTAGATTTATTTGTGTTCAATCTTAATTCCCACTCATATGCAGTTTCAGCACTTCTTCTATTAGTTGGTAAATTTGTATATTCAACAGAGTCTATGATATTTCCGTAAATGTCGTAGTAGTATTTTGGTGTTGCTAATGCCGCCGCTACACTACCATATTTTTCGGTAATATAGTTTTTAAATACTTCCGTGTTCTTTGGCCAGTCATCATAAATGCTATGCACGTTATTTGTTAGCATGATGATCCAATCGTATCCTGGATTACCATAAAATTTGTATGAAATGTAATCAGGACTCTCTCCATCCTGAACAACATATGGCGTATATCCAATCGATCTATATTGTGTGATATAGTCTTTTACTTTTGATACAAGGTTGATATCAATTGCTTTTAGATAGTTATGGTCATCTATCTTATAAGCGACTTTGGGGTAGTATGCGAATATGCTCATTAGAATATTGTCCTGTTTCCGCTTTGTCCGTCTGCAATTTGTCCTGCAAGCGGCAATGTTGTTTCTCGTAAACCAATACTCAGATTAACTTCTGATGGATAATATTTACCGTCAGTACCATCTGAAGAAAAGAAAACCATTTTATTTTGTGATCCATAATCAACTTGTACATTTTCTATGACGCAATACTCACTACCAAAAACTTCTGCCAAACCAGAATCACTTGCTGTTCCTTGAGCAGTTACACGTTGAAGTACAATTTGAAATTTACACATGTCTGGATATCCAAAACTAAATGTTCTATTTGATGATCCTTCTACACTTCCTCCAGCAAAAAGAGAATTTATTTGATCTGTCGTGAGTTTAGTGTTTTCCTGCAATTCTTTGTCTTGCGCTTCTTTGTCCTGATTTTTATTATCAGTAACTGAGTTTACTTCTGTACCTTCAACCTTTAAGTCACTACCGGCTCCTTTAGGCGATGATGCAATTCTAAACGTTTTAATAATATCTGTCATTTTTTCTGCTTCTGCTAAACTTGTTGGTTTCATCACAAAGGGTAAAGTAAATCTTCTAAATGTTGGACCTTGATAAATTAATTGTTGAAATGTATTCAAAACTTTTCTTGTCATAAATTCATACTGCGCTTTTCCTGATTGACCGGCAGATGCAATAAAACTTTGTGCGCCAGCGGCGCCACCAACTAATTGTTTATAAAGCGCATCAACTCCACCTTTAACAGTATTATATGCAAATCCTATATCACGCTCGCTTGTTGGTGCTCCAAAAATATTTGCACTCTCTGAATATCCATTAGTAAGTCCGCTTTGAAACGATCCAGACATACGCATAAATATGATTGGCGATCCTTCTGCTTGACCTTCTCCTAAACTATCGTAAAATTCAAATCGAGCCATGGGAGTTACAAAGTTGGAATGTCCATAATCGGAACCAAAAATTAAAGTTCCAGACTTCGGATATGGTCCTACTTTTGTGTTTAATTCGAATGGCGTTGCCATATTTCTAATTCCTTATTAAATTCTATTATTCTATTTATGTCATACAAAGGTAAATTTAAGCCTAAAAACTATCAAAAGTACAAAGGCAACCCAACTAATATTGTATATCGTAGTCTGCTAGAACGCAGATTCATGGTATATTGTGATGAAACTCCATCTATACTTGAATGGTCTTCTGAAGAAGTTGTTGTGCCTTATGTATCTCCTGTTGACAATCGTTATCACAGATACTTTGTTGATTTTTGGATGAAATACATAGACAAGAATGGCAATACAAAAACTGTTTTGATTGAAGTCAAGCCAGACATACAAACACGCCCACCTGTTAGGAAAAACACACCTAATGGTAAACCAACTAGAAGATTCATCAATGAAGTGATGACATGGGGTGTCAATCAAGCAAAATGGGAAGCGGCAACAAAGTACTCAATTGAAAGAAATTGGGAATTTAAAATCATAACCGACAAAGATTTGAGATAAATAGAAGTATGATATTCGATAACATACTCATTCAAGGCGCTAGACAAGGCATCATTCCTGCAAGAACAGTTGCGGCAAGGGAGTGGTATAGGTCTGCGGCTGGCAAATTAACCTCAAACATAACTCCTGGTGTGTTTGAGAAGCGAACAGATGAAGCAAGAAAAGTTTCTACTATGGAATATGGATATATGTATGCATTCAGATACGATCCAAAGATGAAAAAAGAATTACCGTATTACGATACATTTCCATTAATATTTCCTGTACGAATAGACTCTGATGGATTCTTAGGAATCAACTTTCACTATTTGCCTCCTGTGTTACGTGCTAAATTAATGAATGCGCTGTATTCGACATTAACAAATAAAAAATATGATGACACTACAAAAGTTAGAATTTCATACTCTATCTTACAATCTGCATCTAAGTACAGATACTTTAAACCGATGCTAAAGAAATATCTGAGAAATCATGTGCGTTCACAATTCTTAGAGATACAAGTAAACGAATGGGATATGGCTATTTTTCTACCAACTGAATCTTTCAGAAAAGCAGACACAGGACGTGTTTGGGAAGAATCTCGCAAACAATTAGGAAAGTCATAAAATGGCAACACAATTAGATACAGTTACAATAACGGGAAAAAAAGAAGCGGCTCAGAACTATTCAATATCAAATTTAAGACGATCTTTGGGTAGACTTGTTCGTCCGAATAACTTTAGAGTCAGACTAAACATGGCTAGTACATCTGGTAGAGCAGATAAACCACAAATATCTACTATAGCAAATACGTTTGAGTTTAGATGTGAAAGAGCAGAATTGCCAGGAAGAACAATTGCTACTTCTGATGATGTAGCATCAGGACCATCATTAAAACTTCCTTATGACACAACTTATAATGATATTCAGTTATCCGTTATTTGTGCTGAAGATATGGCTGAACGTAAGTTCTTTGAAAAATGGATGGACTTTATTGTGAAACCTGGTGATGATCCAAATGCTGGAACTGTTGCATTTTATTCAGACTATGCTTTGGGGAACACACTTGAAGTTTCTCAACTTAGCGATGCTGGCGTTCCAGTTTTAACGTACACATGATATCACGTTTATCCTATTGCAATTACACCCATGAATGCAACATGGGAAGAGATTAACACGTATCAGCGATTTGGCGTTACATTATGTTATAGATATCACGAATACGATTGATATAACATAATCACATTTTTAATATAACTTTTCGGAGAAAATACTATGGCTTTACCAAAAATTAGCAATCCAATATTTGAATTGACTTTACCATCAACAGGAGCAACTGTTAAATATCGTCCATTCTTAGTAAAGGAACAAAAAATTCTTTTGCTTGCAATGGAATCAGAAGATCAAAAAGCAATTTTGTTAGCAATTAAACAGATTGTCAACAATTGTGCTATTGATAAAATCAATCCAGATGAAATTCCAACATTTGACTTAGAGTACTTCTTTATGAGACTCAGAGCAAAATCAATCGGTGAAACAATCGATTTGAAATTGCGTCATCCAACAGGATCAAATTCTAACGTTGAAGAATGTGATGGAATTACAGACTCCAAATTAAACTTATTAGAAGTTGAAGTTCTTAAGTCTGAAGGTCACACAGACAAAATCGTGCTAGATGAAGAAACTGGCATCGGTATTAAATTGAAATACCCTAACGTTACAATGGCGATTGAAGCCAGCAAAGGTGTTGAGGGTAAAAATCAGATGGACATTGCAACAGATGCTATCATCAACAGTATTGAATACATCTTTGATAATGAAAATGTATACAAAAAAGAAGATTACACAAAGAAAGAATTGTTAGAGTTTATTGAAAACTTGAATCAAGATCAATACTTGAAACTGACAAAGTTCTTTGAGTTGATGCCAAAACTAAAACACAAAGTAACATGGACTTGCAAAAAATGTAGTTGTGAAGATGAAATCACAATGGAGGGATTGCAGAATTTTTTCGGGTTCTGATGGGAGGAGAAAGTTTAGCGACTT